GAAATAAAGGCATTCGCTGAAGAAGTCGGTGCGGAATTCGGGCTGGTGCGAGGATGATCACACTAAAACCAGCAACGGCAGAAGCCGTCCGATATGCCTGTATGAAATTCCATTATGCGAAAGCCGTTCCTTCAGCGTACAACGCCTACAACGTTTACAACGAAGGTGGCGAATGGTGTGGAGTGATCATTTTCGGAGGTGGTGCGACACCGCATATCGCCAGCCCGTTCGGAATGGCAACGGGCGAAGTGATGGAATTGGTCAGGGTTGCGTTGAACGGAAAACAGCCATGCACATCGGAATGTGTTGGGGCAGCATTGCGGCAACTGCACAAGGACGAACCGCAGGTGAAACTAATCGTATCATTTGCGGACATGGATCAGGATCATTACGGCACGATATATCAGGCAACGAACTGGATTTACCTCGGCGATATGAATGTCGGCGAACGTGGTGCGTTCATCGTACACGGTAAGAAGATGCACCCCAAGACGGTGCATTCACACGGATGGGTGCAATCTGTCGAATGGTTAAAGGAACACGTTGACCCGGATGCAACGGAATTTAAAACGAAAGGTAAACGGAAATATATTTGGGTATTCGATAAGAAATTGCGGAAGGAATGGCAAAAGAAAGCACTTCCCTATCCGAAGAAGGGCGAATAATCGCCCATCATGCGGTTTTAGTTCAACGGCAGAACGGTCATCTTTCCAGATGGCAGACGGCGGTTCAACTCCGACCAAACCGCTCCATTTTAGAGAAAGGGAGATGGTCATATCGGACGGCGAGTGAATTGGCTGAAGATTCATGCTGAATATGTAGCCGGGGGCATCTCCCAGCGGAAACTCGCCCAGAAGTACAAGATACCGTGGTCAACGCTTGAGAAGAGAGCCAGACGGGAAAAATGGACAGATGACCGGGAGAGAGCCAGAGCCATAATTGCGACAAATGCGGTGCAAGAAACAGCCGAAGCCGTTTCCGAGAACGCAGCCATCGCAGCACGGATCAAGACGAAACTGCTCAAGAAGCTGGAGAAGGAGATTGATGCCCTCCCGGATTCCATTGGGAGCGAAACAAAGAACAGCATCACAGAGCAGACGGGTGACAAGAACGGCAAAAGGGCGAAGGAAATCATGAAAGCGTACAAGCTCCGGGATCTGACTCTGGCTTATAAAGACCTGACGGATGACATGAACCTTGATGCGGATACCGAGCCTGTGAGGATTATTATCGATGTCTGATGTTAGTTTCCGGGAGCTAATCGGCGAAGCGTTTTTCCCTGTTGCGAGGGATGTATTCCAGCACGGTCACACGCATTACGATTTGTCAGGCGGTCGAGGATCGCTGAAAAGCTCGGCAATCAGCCTGATGATCCCGTGCCTGATGATCGCTCATCCCGGAACCCACGCCTGTGTTTTCCGCAAGGTCGGAAATACGATCCGTGACAGCGTATTTTCACAGTACATCTGGGCGATTGACAAGCTGGGAATGGCAGACCTCTGGGACGCAAAGACTTCCCCACCGGAATTGATTTACAAGCCCACAAAGCAGAGGATACTGTTCCGGGGCGCGGACGATCCGATGAAACTCAAGTCCATCAAGGCACCGTTCGGATATATCGCGTTCACGCACTTTGAAGAAAAGGATCAGTTCGCCGGGCGGAGGGAGATCCGGAACATCCTGCAAAGTACCATGCGCGGAGGGGATCTGTATTGGAACTTTGAAAGCTATAACCCACCGATCACCCGTGACAATTGGGCCAACCTTGATTCACAGGAGATCCGGGCGGACAGGCTGTGCCATAAATCGACCTACCTTGAAGCACCGCCGGAATGGCTGGGAGAGCAGTTCCTTGCCGAAGCGGAGTACGTGAGGGAAACCAACGAACGGGAATACAGGCACGAATACCTGGGCGAAGCGGTCGGAAGCGGCGGAGAGGTGTTTGAGAACCTGGAAATCCGGGAGATCCCGGACGATGAGCTGGAACACTTCGACAGGATCAGGAACGGGTTGGATTGGGGCTATTATCCTGACCCGTTCGCGTTCAACCGGATGCAGTACGATGCGGCCCAGAGGGTACTTTACATATTTGATGAGCTGACAGCGCACAAACAGGGCAACAAGGAAACGGCGGAAAGGTTGCTGGCGAAAGGCCTGACGCGTGAGGACAGGATCACGGCGGACAGCGCGGAGCCGAAATCAATCGCGGACTACAACAAGTTCGGGCTTTCCTGTGTCGGAGCGCAGAAAGGCCCCGGGTCGGTGGAGTATTCCATGAAATGGCTTCAGCAGCTCAACAAAATCGTCATTGACCCGAAGCGATGCCCGGACACGGCAAAGGAGTTCACCTGTTATGAGTACGAACGCACAAAGGACGGGGACATCATCAGCGGATACCCGGACAGGGACAACCATCACATTGACGCGGTGCGGTACGGCACGGAACCGATCTACCGGGTGCCGGGTCAGCCTGTACCGAAGAAGTATGTGCCGATATTCGGTTGAGGTGAGCGGAATGACGGAGGAAGAGCTTGACAGGCGGATCAATGAGCAGATGGACAGGGAGAGGATACAAAACGCTATCCTCAAGTTTGAGATAGAGAATCTGAAAAAGGCGGTGGCAGAGGTTGAACAGAGTCAAGGCGATATTCACTAACGGAAGCAGGAAGGTACGGACAAACTTCCTGTGGCAGTACGATTACGGACAGGTGCTTCAGATTACGGGAATTGATCTGCCGGAATCGTATGAAGTTCATTTCGGCAATGATCCGGAGGGAAGCGCGACCACCGCGCTGGGCAACGCGGAAGGCGTGGCCATCCCGGACGCGTACCTTCAGACCGGGGAATCCGTCTATGCGTGGCTTTTCCTGCATACGGGCGAGGATGACGGGGAAACGGTCTATGAGATCGAGATCCCGGTCATTAGGAGGGCGGCGATCAGCAACCAGCCGCCGACACCCGTCCAGCAGGATGCCATCACGCAGGCCATCGCGGAGCTGAACAGCGCGGTGGATGAGGTCGAGCAGGCTGTCAGCGGCGTTCAGCTGTCCATTGATACCGCGCTGCAGGCCGCCAAGGACAGCGGCGAGTTTGACGGCGCACCAGGGCAGGACGGAGTCTCCCCCACCGTTGCGGTCACGGAGATCTCCGGAGGGCATCAGGTGGCTGTTACGGATGCCAGCGGAACGGAAACGTTCAATGTGATGGACGGTGCGCCCGGACAGGACGGAAGCCCAGGGGCGGACGGGAACCCCGGCGCGGACGGATTCTCCCCCTCCGCCAGCGTGAGCAAGAGCGGAGACACGGCCACGATCAGCATCACGGACAAGAACGGCACCACCACGGCCACGGTCAGCGATGGATATCAGCCTGTGCAATGGGAGCTGATCCGGGAGGATTCACAGACCAACGCCACGGAAGCGGATATCACGATTGATGTGGACGGCAACGGAAACCCGTTTGAGCTGACGGATGTGCGGCTTCTGTTCTGGACGCCTGTGCAGGAAGTCGCGTCCGGGAAAGGCGATTACGGACGGGTGTTCCTCTATGACAAAGACAACGTTCAGCGCAACGGGTTCTATTGGAACGCGTGGACGCAGAACGCGAACGCGGCGGCGAGGATCGCGATGGGCGAGATCATCCAGGAAGACGGCATGGTGGTGACAACCTTCACGAAGAACACGCAGGATTCGGGGGACGCGCAGATTTACGCAACACTCCGGATCGGGCAGAGTGATCCGAGACTTTGGGCAATGCCTGCGCAACCGCACGTATACACAAAGATCGTGATCAAGAAAGTCACGGGAAAAGGCGCATATAGGCTGTATGGCAAACGCAAGGCTACAACGTAAGGGGTGAACGGCATTGAAAACATATCAGGATTATGTGGACGCGAAGGAGAAGGGCCAGGAGCTGGACTTTATCAAAGCGGCGATCAATGAATACAAGGCCAGCCCGGAATACAACATCGCGCTGGCGGCGGACGAATATGAAGCCGAGCGCAATGTCACGATTATGGAATTCATGCGCTGGCTTTACAACGCAGCCGGGCAGCAGGTTGTGGACTTTACGGCGGCAAACAACCGGATCGCCAGCAATTTCCTGCACAGGCTGGTCACGCAGAGGGTGGCGTATTCCCTGGGAAACGGCGTGACCTTCACGGAAGAAGGCACAAAGGAAACGCTCGGCGCGGATTTCGACACGGTGCTTTACGATGCCGCCGATTATGCCAGGCTGCACCGGGTCAGCTACCTTGTGTGGAACTTCGATCATATGGACTTTTTCAAGATGACGGAGTTCTGTCCGCTGTTCGATGAGTATGACGGATCGCTCAAGGCCGGGTTCCGGTTCTGGTCATTGGATTGGCAGAAGCGGCCCGTCACGGTGGTGGTCTATGAAGCGGACGGATATACCAAGTACCGCACACGGCCCGGAAGCAAGGGCCTGGATCTGGTCGAGTATGAGCCGAAACGCGGCTACAAGCAGCAGATCGCGCATAACGGCGTTGACCCTGACGAAGTGGTGGGCGAAAGCAATTACATCACCATCCCCATCGTGCCGTTCTGGGGCAGTAAGCACAGGCAGAGTGATCTGGTCGGCATGAGGTCGAAGATTGACGCATACGACCTGGTCAAGAGCGGATTCGCCAACGATCTGCAGGATTGCGCGGAAATCTATTGGATCATCGGCAACGCGCTTGGAGAGGATGACGCTTCCCTCGCCCGGTTCCGGGACAGGATCAAGCTCAACCACATCGCAACAATGGATACGGACAACAGCAATATCACGCCGTATACGCAGGAGATCCCCACGGCGGCCAGAACCGCGCTGATCGATTCCCTCCGGGCGCAGATTTATGAGGATTACGGCGGCCTGGATGTGCATACCATCGCGGCAGGCGCGACCAATGACCACATTGACGCGGCATACCAGCCGATGGACGAGGAAGCGGATGACTTTGAATATCAGGTCATCAAGGCCGTGCGCGGCATCCTGTCCATCATCGGCATCGATGATATGCCGATCTTCAAGCGCAACAGGATCAGCAACAGCAAAGAACAGGTGGAGATGGTCATGCTCACCGCCAATTACCTGGACAGGGAAACCGTGCTGAAAAAGCTGCCGTTCCTGACGGTGGATGAGGTTGAAAACGTGCTGAAGAACGCGGACGCGGAGAACGAAAGCCGCTTCAGCCTTGAGGAAGAGCAGGAAGAAGAAAACGGGGATGAGCTGAATGAGTGATCCCGGAACCATCGCGGCGGATCGCGGCCTGCTGACGATTGAAAAGCGCATCCGAAAGATCTACCGCAAGGCCGCGAAGGAGATCCAGGAAGAGATCCGGAGCTTTAACCTTCGGTTTATGCGGCAGGATGAGGAAATGCGCAGGAAGGTCGCGGAGGGCATTATCACCGAAGCGGAGCGAAAGGCATGGCTTCAAAGGACGGTTTATACCGGGCAGGCATGGGACGCGAAGGCGGCCCATTGCGCGGAGGTCATGTCCGCGTCCAACGCGCAGGCCCTCAAGGTCATCCGGGGCGAACAGCTCAACGTATTCGCGGAGAATATGACCTTCCAGGCGTACCAGCTTGAAAAGAGCGTGGGCGCGGATCTCGGCTTCGGAATCTACAGTTCCCAGACGGTCAGCAGGCTGATCAAAAGCCAGCCGGAGCTGCTGCCGAGAAAGATCCTGGACGGAGTAAAGGACAAGGCATGGAACCGCCAGCTGATCGCCAATGAAATCACGAAGGGCATCATCAAGGGTGACGGAATCCCGGCGATAGCGAAAAGCCTGGCGGAAGCGGTCGGGCTGCACAATGACAGCGCGATGACACGGTATGCGAGAACCGCGATGACGGCGGCCCAGAACGCCGGGCGGATGGAGATGCTGCACGAAGCGGAGGATCAGGGCATCCATACGAAAAAGAAATGGCTGGCCACGCTGGATGACCGCACCCGTGACGCTCATGCCGATCTGGACGGGCAGACAGCGGAGATTGATGAGCCGTTTTCGGTGGTGTACCAGGCAAGCAAGAACGCCGCGCCTGTGACGGTGGAGATCATGTATCCGGGAGATCCGTCCTGCGGCGAGCCGGGCATGGTGTACAACTGCCGCTGCACGCTGGTTTATGAGGTCGAGGGATACGAAAACAGCGGATCAAGGCGCGACCAGATGACAGGCGAAGAGATCGAGGATATGAGTTACAGGGAATGGCAGAAGGCGAAGGGTGGTTGAAATGGGAGAAGTTCGGATTGTCAGCCATGCGCGGCAGGCGGACAAACGCATTGACGATGCGTTTGAAAAGGCCCTGACGATCATCGGAATGAAGGCCGAAAGCTACGCAAAGACGATGGCTCCCGTGGACACGGGCAACCTGCGGAACAGCATCACATACGCGCTGGGCGGCCAGAGCGCGAACGCCGGGAAGTATCAGAACAACGAAGGCGCGGAGACAGGGCAGTATCAGGGCAGCGCACCGGGCGATAAAACCGGGCAGAAAACGCTTTATGTCGGAACGAATGTCCATTACGCACCGTATGTGGAGCTGGGGCATCATACGCAGAAGGGCATCTTTGTGGAGCCGAAGTCATTCTTGCGCCCGGCGATGGAAGGACATACGGACGAATACATGGAAGTTGTCGAGGATCAGCTTTCCAAGATCTGAACCGTGAGCGCATTGAAAACTTTGAGGTTTTATCAATGCGCTTTTTATTGCGCTTTTTTATAATGATGGCAGAGCAAGGCACCGCTCTTACAAACACTCCGTAGCGCAAAGCACCGCGCCGAAGAAATGGGAGGTATACGAATGGCTTTCACCAGATCTTTTCTGAAGGCTTCCGGATTGACGGATGAGCAGATCACCGCCGTGATGGAAGAACACGTTACTGTGACGGACGCTCTGAAGAAAGAGCGTGACGGGTACAAGGAGCAGGCAGAGCAGGCCGCCGATCTCCAGAAGCAGTTGGATGATATCAAAGGCGGCGAGGACTTCAAAAAGAAGTACGAAGACGAACACAAAGCGTTTGAGGACTTCAAGAAGAAAACCGCTGATGATGCGGAAGCTGCCAAAGTACAGGCGGCGTACAGGAGCCTGCTGGTTGATGAAAAGATCGGCGCGAAGCGGATCGATTCCATTATCAGGGTCACGGACTTCTCCAAGATGAAGATCGGGAAGGACGGGAAACTTGAGGGAGAGGACGGTCTGCGCAAGGCCATTGCGGAAGAATGGGGCGAGTTCAAGACCACCGTCACGGAGCGTGGCGCAACGGTCGAAAAGCCGCCGCAGACGGGCAAATCCACGATGACGAAAGAGGAAATCTACGCCATCAAGGACACCGCCCAGCGGCAGAAGGCGATTGCAGAAAACCATGAATTGTTCGGATTCTAACCGGACGGAAAGGAAAAGAAAATGGCTGCTGAAACCAGAGTAATTACCACCAGCCAGATGAGCAAGGTTCGTGAAGTGGACTTTGTTGCACAGTTCACCCACCAGAGTCTGGCGAAACTGATCGAAGTTCTGGGCGTGACCCGGAAGATCCCCATGCAGGAGGGAACCACCCTGTACCTGTACACCACCAGCGGAACGCTCCAGAGCGGTTCTGTGACCGAGGGCGATATCATTCCGCTGTCCCAGTACCAGAGGAACAAGACCGCTGTCGGCGAGATGGCTCTGAAGAAGTACCGCAAAGCCACCACCGCCGAAGCGATCATGAAGAGCGGCTATGACGAAGCCGTCTCCGCGACCGATGCCGCGCTGCTCAAGGATGTGCAGAAGACCGTCCGTGACGGCTTCTTCAGCCTGCTGAACGGCACGATCACCGGGGCAACCTCTGTTTCCGGCGTGGGCCTGCAGGCGGCTCTGGCGGCTGCCTGGAGCCAGCTCCAGATCAAGTTTGAAGATGACACCGCTTCCGCCGTGTATTTCCTCAATCCGCTGGATGTCGGCGATTACCTCGGCAAGGCCAGCGTGACGGTTCAGACCGCTTTCGGCATGAACTACATTGAGAACTTCCTCGGCCTGGGCACCGTGATCCTGTCCAGCCAGATCACCCAGGGTACGTTCATCGCCACCGCCAAGGAAAACATCGTCCTGTATTACCTGACCATGAACGGCGATATCGCTGGCAAGTTCGGCCTGACCGTGGACGATCTGGGCCTGGTCGGCATCAAGACCGATATCCCCACCGAGAACCGCGCACAGCTTGAAACCCTGGTCATGTGCGGAATCGACTTCTTTGTCGAGTATGCTGCTGGTGTTGTCAAGGGCACCATCAGCTCATCGGAATCACAGACCTGACGCTCACCCCCAAAGCGTCAGGAACCTATTGGGGCACAAGCGTTTCTGACATTCAGGACAGCTTGAGTGCTTCAGGGGGAAAGATCACGGGTACCCTGAAATACTACGATGATGCCACCAAGGCCCTGGTTCATGATTGGGGCGAGGGTTACTTCATCGCGGTGGGATTCAGCAATTATTCCAGCGGCCTGACCTATTCCAATGTGCAGGTCGGCATCACTCCCACGGAGGGAGCCGGGCTTGTCACGCTGGACAGCGATCAGGATGCCGTGTTCAAGGTCACGGACAAGACGCAGAGGATCACCGCCATCCAGACGGATGCCAACGGCCACAAGCGTCAGCAGTTCTGGAGCCTTGCCGACATCACCTATGCACCGAAGGAGTAAAGCCATGAGCGTGATTGCTTCCAAGGACAAGGCTGAAGTTCGCAAGAACCAGCCGGAGAAAAAGCCTGCCAAGGAGAAAAAGGCGGCTGAAAAATAACCCCGAAAAAAGGAGGGAGATCCATGCTTCAGCAGATCTGTGAGTCTATTCACAACTATTTCGTCATGGAAAAGCATGACGGACAGTTTACCGCCGCTGAAGGCGTGATCTCCCTCCCTTTCCTCAAGGACGGCCAGCGGTTCCTGATCGCCGGAAGCGTCCTCAATGACGGAATGTACACCTATCACACGAACGGGATCAAGGATGACGATGACACCGCTGCGGTGGGGCTGAAGGACGAAACGTGGGCTGGCACGATATGCGCGTTGGCGGTTCCTCCTACGCTCATCGCGCTGTCCGAAGAGATCAAAACGTGGGTGGCAAACAACGGTGAAACGGTCAACAGCCCGTATCAGAATGAAAGCGTGATCGGCGTTTATTCCTACACAAAGGCCACAGGCGGAAGCGGCGCAGGCGGCGCGGTTTCCTGGCAGGATGTGTACAAAAGCCAGCTGAACAGATGGAGGAGGGTGGCGTTTTGAGTCTGCTGACAAGCATGATGGAAGAATGCCGCATCCTCAATCACATTCGTGTGGATGACGATTACGGCAGCTCCGTTGATACCTGGACGGACGGATCGAAGTTTATGGCGGCGATCATCAAGAACAGCTCAACGGAAGCCACGATTGCGGAGCGTCAGGGCGTGAATGAGATCTATACCGTGGTCACGCCGAAAACGTTCCTGATGGATTATCACGATGTGTTCAAGCGGCTTTCTGACAACGCGGTTTTCAGAGTCACAAGCAAGGCGAAGGACTCCGAAGCTCCTGCGGCCAGCACGGTTGCGATTGCCAAGGTGACGGCGGAAAAGTGGGTGTTGCCGAGTGATTAACACAGCGAAAACCCTCAAAACGTTTTACGGCGGTTTCGGCATCCCGGCCTATACGCTGGAAAGCGTTCCGGAGAATGTCCAGCTGCCGTATATCACCTATCCGCTGACGGAACCGGAATGGAACGAACAGGCAAGCACCTATTGCCAGATATGGT